ACAGGCATTGTATATATACGTTGGTGATTTAAACACTAGGGATAACCCTGTAAACCTTCAGATAAAACTTTCCGGGGCAGGGTCTGTAGTTAACGCAGGTATGGCAGTAAAGGTTTATTCTAAATGACGGTTACAATACACAAGGATGAAGCTGCTAATGCTATTTTTGTAGAGGACAGCAACGGTGTGCAGTTCTTAAACTCACTACAGGCACTAATGAATGATCCGTCTGACACAGTTCTTGATATTAAAGATTTAGCTAGGGATATTTTCTTATTTAAAGGTGTTGCTCATGATTATTTTTTAGACCCCCAAGGAAATACTTACGGAGCAACGCCTGTTGCAGCGTGTGATGCCCTTAATGCTTTATTTGCTTCTGCAGGATCGTCAACAGGTGATGCGCCTGTAATTACAAGTAGCACTTCTGTTGCTCTTACTGAGGGTGATACGTTAAATTATGAGTTGGTTGCAACTAACGGCGTAGGTTACGAATGGTTAAACCTACCTAGTGGCATTACAACCGTTGAAGGTAACGTTAGAAAGCTTATTGGTGGCTCAGGTTTGGCCGTTGGTACATACAACATCACAGCTAAAGCAATTAATTATTTTGGTGAGGATACAGAGACTATTGTTCTTACAGTGTCTGCACCACCATACTCAAACACTAAGTCAATTAATTTCCAAAACCAAGACTACATGGGCGCAAACGCTACTCTTCTTGATGGTATTTTTGGCCGTGACTCTAATGGCGCTGGTAGTGGTGACGCATGGTCTGTATCCTTGTGGTTCAAAGGTAGTACCGAAACCTCAGGGCAAACTATTTTTTACTTTGGTGATTCTGATGTGGTTAATTCGGGTTATGTTGAACTACGCCAAACTAATAATAATGGTCAAAAAAGGTTGAGACTACATTACGGGTCTAACAGTAATCATTTACGGTTGCAGACAACTTCAGGGAGCATAACTGCTGAAACTTGGCAACACATATTAGTTACATATGATGGTGGTACAACAGGTGCAGGGTCTGGTGACCTAGCTTCTTACTATAGCAGGTTTTCTATCTACATTAACGGCGTATTGCAGTCAACAAATAATTCTAACAATAACTATGGGTACTCCTCGGGGGTTGACCCAGACAACTTCCGCTTAGGTAGGCAATCAAGCGGTCAATACCTACGTAACGCACGTATTGATGAACTTGCTGTTTGGGGTTCAGATCAGTCAGCTAACATCTCTGACATTTATAACTCAGGCTCTACACATGATTTATCTGCTTTAACAACAACACCAGATCATTGGTGGCGTATGGGTGACGGTGATACATACCCCAACATTCAAGATAATGTAGGTAGCGCACATTTCGTTATGTACAACATGACAGCAGCTGACATTGTAACAGACGCACCTTAATTATTACAATAACAAGAGACAATTTATGGATAGCATTGAAGATATTAGAAAAAGAGCAGAAACAGATTTGGCATTTTTCATATCTCTAGTAGCTCCTTCGCAAGTCTTAGGTGACTGCCACAGAGAAGCCATAGACTGGTGGACTAGACAGGATAGCAAATCTTTTCAGCTCCTGCTGTTCCCACGAGATCATGGCAAATCTCGGTTGGTTGCTTATAGAGTTGCACAGGCTCTTGCAAAGGACCCTACACTACGTATCTTGTACATCTCAGCTACATCTAACTTGGCAGAGAAACAGTTAAGTTTTATTAAGGGTATATTAGACACGCCAATATTTAAACGATACTGGCCTGAGCATTTACTTGTAGAGGAAGGTAAGCGAGCAAAGTGGACAAACACTGAGATTAGCCTCGATCACCCCCTACGTAAGACAGAGAACATTAGAGAGCCTAGTATTTTTACAGCTGGTTTGACAACGAGTCTCACGGGCCTACACTGTGATATTGCCGTTCTAGATGATATTGTAGTAGCAGAGAATGCACTAACCCAAGAAGGTCGTAATAAAGTAGCCAGTCAGTACAGCCTCCTAGCGTCTATTGAGGGCGCTGATGCTAAAGAATGGGTGGTAGGTACTCGTTACCATGCTAAAGACCTTTATAATGACCTTATGTCGATGAGAGAGGTTATCTTTGACGACAAGGGCAATCAAGTAGGTGAAGAGCCTATATATGAAACATTTGAACGTCCTGTAGAGGACATGGGCGATGGCACAGGTCAATTCTTGTGGCCTCGCCAACAACGTAGAGATGGCAAGTGGTTTGGTTTTGATATACCAACACTAGCTAAGAAAAAGGGTAAATACCTTGATCGTGCTCAGTTTAGAGCGCAGTACTACAATGACCCTAGTGACCCTGATAATATTCCTGTATCTCGTGATAAGATTCAGTATTACGATAGGAAGCATTTAAAGATCGATGGCAGTTACTGGTACTACCGTGGTAATCGTTTAAACGTTTATGCAGCTATTGACTTTGCGTACAGTTTGAAAGCTAAGGCTGACTATACTGCATTAGTTACCATCGGTATTGACGCAGATAACAACATTTATATTATGGATATTGACAGGTTTAAAACTGATCGTATCTCTGATTACTTTGAGCATATCTTTGATGCCCATACTAAGTGGTTCTTTAAAAAGATGAGAGCAGAGGTTTCAGTAGCTCAGATGGCTATTGTAAGACAGTTAAAGGAACTTGTCAAACAAAATGGTCTATCCCTGTCTATTGAGGAATACAGACCTAATAAGCAGCAGGGTAATAAAGACGAACGTATCTCAAGTATCTTAGAGCCACGTTATGACAACTTATCTATGTGGCATTACAGAGGTGGTAACAACCAATACCTAGAAGATGAACTAGGTCAACGTAACCCACCACATGATGACGTAAAAGATGCACTAGCCACAGCTGTTGACATGGCTATTAAACCAACAAGAAATTTAGGACGTACAAACAAAAGTAATATTGTATGGTCTGAGAGTAAATTTAGAGCAGGATCAAGATGACTACTACTTTAGACGTGGCACATATGCTAGACCCGGATCAGCTTGCAGTTGATATTGGTAACAGACACTCCGAGTGGCGTATGCTACGTGATACTTGGGTAGAGCAAACAAAAGACACACGTAATTATGTATTTGCTACTGATACTAAGACTACAGCAAATGCTTTGTTACCTTGGTCAAACACTACAACAACACCTAAGCTAACACAGATTTACGATAATCTACTTGCCAACTATTTTATGACACTATTTCCACAAATGAAGTGGATGAAGTGGCAAGCGGATACTCAAGAAGATGCCACTAAGGACAAGCGTGATGTTATCCAGTCTTATATGGAGAACAAAGTTGCTGCCAGTGGTTTTGAGGATGAAGTAAACTCTTTGTTGTCAGATTGGTTGCTTACAGGCAACTGTTTTGGCATGGTTGAATGGGTGGATGACTACATTATCCAAGAGGATGGTGAGTTTATTCCTCAGTACACAGGACCTAAGTTAACACGTATTAGTCCTTATGACATTACTTTTAACCCTGCAGCTAAGTCTTTTGCTAATACACCTAAGATTATTCGCTCACTAAAATCACTTGGTGAAGTTCAGCGTATCATTGATAAGAGTGGCGATCAGACTATGCAAGCGGTGTTTGATAAATCACTTGCTGCACGTAATACAGTAAGATCATCTGATGGTCATATGGAGAAAGCTGATGGATTTGTTGCAGATGGTTTCTCTAGTATCCAGATGTACTACGAAAGTGACTATGTAGAGATTCTTACGTTCTATGGTGACATCTACGACCACGAGTCAGGTAAACTTATGTCTGATCGTGTTATCACGGTGCTAGACCGAGCTTATGTACTTAGTAACGTCGAAGAACCTTCTTGGCTAGGTAACTCACCTATCTTCCACTCAGGTTGGAGACCACGCCCTGACAATCTTTATGCAATGGGTCCTTTGGACAATTTGATTGGCATTCAGTACCGTATTGACCACCTTGAAAACCTTAAGGCTGACGTATTTGATCAGATTGCCTACCCTATGCTTAAAATCAAGGGTGACGTTGAGGACTTTGACTTTGAACCGGGAGGTCGGGTATTTATTGGTGAAGAAGGTGACATAGGTTATCTTCAACCAGATGCTACTGCTCTACAGGCTGACATGCAGATACAAGAGCTTGAGCGCCGTATGGAAGAGTTAGCTGGCGCTCCTAAGCAATCTATGGGTATCCGTACACCGGGTGAAAAGACTGCTTTTGAGGTACAGTCACTTGATAACTCATCAGGACGTATCTACCAACACAAGACAGCTCATTTTGAGCGTACATTCATTGAGAAAATCCTTAATGCAATGCTTGCAATGGCTCGTCGTAAGATGCACATGTCAGACACTATTCGTGTAGTAGATGACGCTACTGGCATCCAGCTGTTCCAAGAGATTACTAAGGAAGACATCACAGCTAAGGGTAAGATTGTACCCCTTGGTGCTCGTCACTTCGCTGAGAGAGCACGTAGAGTGCAAAACATCACACAGATGTACCAAATCAAGGCTCAGGACCCTACAGTGGCTCCTCACATGTCTGGTAAGGAAATGGCACGTATTATTTCAGATGAGCTTGGTGAACCTACGCTCTTTGGTGATAACATTGCCGTTGCAGAACAACTTGAGACACAGGAAGCTATGCAAGAAGGGCAGCTTGCTCAAGAAGAGAGTATGATGGCTGCTGCAGACGCAGGGATTTAATCTATGAAGCAGAGCTGGTACACAGATCGTAAGCAAGACAAGGAACAGCGTAAAGCTGAGGTCATGGCTTACAAGAACGCTTTTGATGACTTAACAGAGGTTATCAAGAAGAATTATGTCAAGAAAGCTGCTGTTCGTAAGTACGACACAGAGAACTGGCATATCCAACAAATCGCCGTTAATGAGTACAATGCCGTTATCGACGATATACTTAACTTAATCGATCTAACCAAGGATTAACATTTAATGTCTATTTTTAATACTCAAGACGAAGCTCAATCACAGGCAGGTTCTGAGGAACATCAAGCTACAGATACAAACGAAGGGCAACAATCCTTTGTCAACCAAATCGTAGCTGAACGAGGAGAAACTTGGGCTGACCCTGAAGTCATTGCTAAAGGTAAAATTGAAGCTGACAACCATATTAAGTCTCTTGAGGCTCAATTGGCTGAGATGCGTGAAGACCTTAGCAAACAGGATTATTCAGCACAACTACTCAAACAGTTGCAGGACAAGGCAGTCGATCCCACATCGGCAAACCCTGCAGGAGATACTGAAGATAGTGGCACTGTTGACCCGCTTACCGGCGACGATAACATTGAAGAGAAATTAGCAAGCCTTGTTGAGAAGACACTGACTGACCGAGAGGTCAAAGCTACTGTAAAACAAAATATCGACCTAGTTGATAATACCCTCACTGAAAAGTATGGTGCAGAAGCTAACGATATTGTAACTAAGAAAGTAAAGGAACTTGGGCTAACCATGTCACGCATGGAAGAACTAGCAGCTGAGTCCCCTACAGCTTTCATGGCACTTCTAGGAGAACCTGCCCCGACTAGGATTAACCTTACTCAGGGTGACGTTCAATCAGAAGCGGTTGGACAACAGTCAGGTGGCGCTAGGGATTGGAAATACTACCAAGACCTTCGTCGTAATAACCGTAGCTTATATTATAACCCTAAGACGCAGCAACAAATGATGGAAGATAAGCAGCGCCTTGGTAATAAGTTCGGTAACCTATAAATCAACATTAATTAATTTGGAGTAATAATATGTCTGGAATGACAACTGGTAATACTAACTTGCTGATCCGTGATGAAATCTGGTCCAGCGAACTTAAAGAAATCCTGCGCGATGAGATGATGGCGCAAAAATATGTACGTATGCTTGAAGGTTTCCCTGATGGCGATCTGTTCACAATCCCTTCTATTGGTCAAGCACAAGTTGATGACTACGAAGAAGATACAGATGTACAATACCGTCCACTTGATACTGGTGAGTTCCAGTTCTCAATCACTGAGTACTTGTCAAGTGCAACATACATCACTAAGAAAGCTAAGCAAGACTCTTACTACATGTCTCAGCTTGTGTCAAGCTTTGTTCCTGAGATGGAACGTGCAATCATGACACACTTCGAGTCAACTACTCTTGCTACACCTGAGGTTGGCGTTTCTGCTAACTCAAATGAAGTTATCGACAGCATTGAACACCGTTGGGCTGCTGGTGGTACTGGCGCTGTTATCAATGTTGATGACTTTGCCCGTGCTCGTTATGCACTTAAGAAAGCTAATGTCCCTGATCGTAACCTAGTGGCGATTGTTGACCCGTCTGTTGAGTACACACTTAACACACTAACTAGCTTGACTAGCGTTTCTGACAACCCACGTTGGGAAGGTATCGTTTCTGATGGTATCGCATCTGGCATGAAGTTTGTTAAGAACGTGTACGGTTTTGACGTATACTGCTCAAACTACCTTAAAGATGTTACTGATGGTGCATTGAACACAGCAGCTGACGCTGGTGTAGACTTCAGCACAGTTAATGGTAAGGCTAACTTGTTCTTCTCTGCTGACCAAGCGGCACAGCCATTTGTAGGCGCATGGCGTCAACAGCCTGAGGTTGACTACGAGTACAACAAGAACAAACAACGTGATGAGTATGTAACTACAGCTCGTTATGGCGTGAAGCTATATCGTCCTGAGAACATGGTTCGTGTTGTTTCTAAAACAAACGTTTAATCTTAGATAGAGAAGGAATATAATATGTCTTGGACAAATGCTGACGGTCTTACCGTTCTACTACATGGCGAACAGGGTGAAGTACGTGAGGGCGGTGTAACAGCCGACCCTATGTTCAAAACTTTGATTGTTGATCTTGACTTGACAGCTGCTCGTGCAGTTAAGCCAAATGATGCCTACATCCCTGCAGGTTCATTTATCAAGTCTGCTACTCTAGTTGCTAAAACAGCTGCTGCTGGTGGTACGTCAATTAACTTTGGCCTAGCTACTAAAGCTGGCTCTGCTATCGATGTTGATGGCATTGATGCTGCAGTTGCTGCTGCTGCTCTTGGTGCAAACAAAGCTGTCGTATGTGACGGTGCATTGGTCGGTGGCACAGCTACTGTTGGTGCAGCTGACGCATATGTGACAACTGCAAACACTGGCACATTTACAGCTGGCGTTGCTAAGCTTGTAATTGAGTACATTGAAGTTAAGTAATAGCAATCTACTGGGGGGCTTCGGTCCCCCTTTAGTATATTTAATTAGCCTGAGGAGATACAAATGGCAAACGTAACACACAGCTCACTTACAGGGTCTAAACTGCACGAACCTAAGGGTGTTGCATCTGCAGCTGTTGGTAAGGTATATATTTCCGATGGTGCGGGTTCTGGTGACTGGACCTACCTACCTATTGGTTGGGGCAACTATAAAGATGATGGCGCAGCACAGACATTCACCACTTCAGCTGCCAAACTGCAAAATGATGGTGCTGGTACGGATACAGACATTACCAAGCTTCCACGTGAAATACGTGGGTCAAGTTCTTTGTGGGATACTACAAATGATAAGATCACACCCATTACTGCAGGTGACTCCTATACACTCAGGATTGACTTGCCAATCACAGCTAAGACAGGATCACCTACTGAGCTAGAGTTTACATTAGATGTTGGTGGTGCAGCTGGTATAACTGATATTCTAGTAACACGGTTTATCTCTGTCTCTAAAACGCCACCCTACAATATTTCAGTTGGTTTCCCTGTACCTTGTGGCACTGACTTTAAAAACAACGGTGGTCAGGTATTCTTGTCTACAGACACAGGGACAATTGAAATTACTAAACCACAAGTGTTTATCTCTATGTTATCGAGTGGTAATATTTAATGGCTATCAAAAAGAATTTACTAGAGATTGTACAGAACATCTTAAGTGACATGGATAGTCAGGAAGTTAACTCAATTTCAGATTCTATTGAGGCAATGCAAGTAGCTCAGATTGTAGAGACTACCTTTTATAACATCATTGCTTCACGTGACGTGCCTGAGCACGAAAGTTTCATAAAGTTGACGGCACTGTCTGATACAGACTTTCCTACCCACTTTAAGTACCCAACTAACGTAAAACAGATTAAAAACTTATCTTATGATGTCAGCTCTGATGGCACATACGCATATAGTGATATTAAGTGGTTAGAACCTCTTGACTTTATTAATAGGTCAGACAGGCGTAGCCTTAGTTCTGCAACGGTTGTTAATGATAAGGTTGCTGGCACTAAGATACGTGTCTATAACGACAGAATGCCATCATATTACACTTCTTTTGACGATGAGCACATTGTTATGGACGCATATGACTCTGACGTAGACACTACACTGCAAGAGTCTAAGACACGAGCTTATGGTACTACTTACCCGGTGTTCTCTCAGGATGATACTTATGTACCTGAGGTTGATGGCACTATGCACCCTTACCTTCTTGCGGAAGCAAAGTCAACATGTATGTCACTACTTAAGGGTGGGTCAGATATGAAGGTAGAGCAATCGGCACGTAGACAAAAGTCTTATGTGCAGAATGACATGTATAAAACTAAGAAGGGCTTTAAGCGACCACACTATGGAAGACATTAATTTTGAATTAAGTGAAGATGGACGTAAAGCTACTGTTACATGCCCATCAAAAACCAAGTCAGTATACACAATTAGTAAAGACCTTAGTGGCTTTATTTTTTATGATATTGTTGTTGACAAGGGTAAAATGCCAGATGCCTTATCCGGTAAGTTCTCAAGCATAGCTAAGGCTAAGAGAGCCCTTGAAGTTTATCTAGGAGGCACTAAAGAAAGTTTAGCTGTCCGTAGGGATAAAATTGGCGCAAGGGTTATGAAAGAGATGGAAGATGAGTCAAAAGCAAACGCAAAAGGTAATTAACACCTTTATTAAAGGCCTTATTACAGAAGCTGGTGAGCTTACTTTTCCACCTGATGCTTCCGTTGATGAGCTTAACTGCGATTTACGTAGGGATGGCTCACGTAGACGTAGACTTGGCGTTGTGCCTGAGTCTGGTAACGTTTTATCTACATTTACAGTTGCTGACTCTGACGTTACAAGTAATGGCAACTGGCTCAACGTAGGTGGAGACTCTAGTATTGAGTTTCTGATTATCCAAATAGGGTCTACTTTAAGATTTTATGATAAAGCTAGTACACCCTTCTCTGGGGATGAGATTGCTCAGACAGTAAACTTATCTGCCTATGAAGTTGCAGGTGCTGGTGGGGCAGCTAGTGCTAAGGTTCAGTACGCCAGTATTAACGGCAACTTAGTTGTAGCTTCACCTGCCATTGACACCATTGTAATTAGCCGTGACAATAGTACAGGTACCCTTACAGTATCTCAGATTGACTTTAAGGTACGTGACTTTGAATGGCAGGGTGACACAGATACTTATACAAGTTCTACAGGGTCCCCGTCTATTGGTCGTCAGTATGACACTAAAAACACAGGTTGGGTAGGCACTAAGGGTAGTGCTGCTAGGTCAGCTTTTGGTTCATACCCGCCACTTACTCACCCTTGGTACTCAGGTAAAGATTCTGATGGTAACTTTAGTAAATCTGAATGGGAAAAGGTATACACAGGTTCCTCCCTGACAGGGCGTGGTTACTACATACTTGACTTCTTTAACAAGAACAGACATTCCGTATCTGGACTTGCAGGTTCTTCTTTAAATGAGACAGAGAGCACACGGTTCTCAACAGTGGCTTCTTTTGGTGGTCGAGTGTTCTACGCTGGTCTAAACAGTGGTAAGAATGGCGGTACAATCTTATTTAGTCGTTTGATTGAGCAAGACGCTGACTTTGGTAAATGCCACCAAATAAATGACCCCACATCAGAAGACATATCTGACTTGTTAGACACAGATGGGGGCGTTATTAAAATTGCTGGTGCCTTTGGCATACGTAAGCTGTATACACTAGGGGCAACACTTATGGTGTTTGCTGATAACGGTGTGTGGGCCATTATGGGTGTTGATGGCGTATTTAAGGCTACTGAGTTCTCCATCAAGAAAATAACAGAAGTTGGCATCCTATCAGCTGATTCTTTTGTGAGTGCTGATGGTGTACCTTTGTGGTGGTCTAAGTTTGGCATTCATGCTATGCAGTTTGATAAAGTTACAAGTGAACCTAACGAGCAAAACATATCACTAGGTACAATCCAAACTTACTGGGATAATATTGATCAAGACTCTAAGCTAAAAGTTATTGTGGGTTACGACAGAAACAATAGACGTATATTCTGGGGATGGCCTAACGCAGGTGAGACTATTGAGAACAAGATTAACAACGTCTTGGTTATGGACTTAGCTTTACAGGCATTTTATCCTTGGGAAATTAAGGATGAAACAAGTAACACGAGTCATGTATTTGGTTTTTCTTACTATGAAGGTTTTGGTTCTGATCTAACTACCATAGACGTTGTTACTGAGGACGGTGATGATGTTGTCACCTCTGATGGTGATGATGTTATTATTGACTCTGTGTCACCTATTGGTACCGGGTCACCTTCAATTGTAACACTTATTCGAGATGGCACTACTAATAAGATGACCTTAGGTGGTTTCCTGTCAGACACGTTCTTAGACTGGGGGTCGGTAAACTACACTTCTTATGCAGAGGCTGGTTATGATTTCATGGGTGATCTTATGTTACAGAAAAACTCACCATACATCATCTCTTATATGCGTGTCACTGAGACAGGTTGGGAAGGTAACGAAACAGATGGCTACGACATGCTAAACAGTTCCGGCCTTTTGGTATCGAGTTACTGGGACTTTAGTACAACGCCATCAACATCACCACAGCAAGCATACAGGTTTAGTAGAGTTCCTGTGGTTGACGTAAGTGAATTTTCTTATGATAAGACAGTCATAACAACAAGACTTAAACTTAGGGGTCGTGGGCGATCTATGAGACTTAAATTTGAGTCAGAACAAGGTAAAGACTTTATCCTGCTTGGGTACGGTGTAATTGGTGCAGTGAATGGTAGATATTAAGTATGCAGACGTTAAGGAAGAAGACATCCTAGATGCCATTATCCTAGCTAAACAGTTCCACAACGAGGCTAAAAAAGGCGGTTATGGTACAGGCTTTGACAATGCTAGGGTTACAGAACTAGTATCTTCTTTTATTAACTCAGATAATTACAAGTGCTTTTTTGTGGTTGTGGACGGTGAGAGAGTAGGTTTCTTTGTAGGTTGTGTACATCAGTCTATGTTCTCAACAGAGTTATTTGCTACAGAGATGTTCTGGTGGATACAGAAAGAGTATCGTGGCACTAAGGCTGGCTTAGGTGCCTTTAAAGTATTTGAAGATTGGGCATTAGGTTACAATGTAACACAAATTAATGTGTCTGACCTTCAGGGAATCAAGAGTTTAGAAAAGTTATATAATAAGTTTGGATACAAGTTATCTGAGATTACTTATAGAAAGGAATTATAGTATGGCTATTGGTACACTCCTTACAATTGTAGGTGCTATTGGTAGTGCGGTTGCTGGGTTTGCCCAAGCATCTGCTGCTAAGAAACAAGCAAAGCTACAAGAAAAGTCTATTGCAGAGCAACGTAAGCAAAATAAAAATGCTGAAGTACGCTCTCGTAAGAAGTTGAACAGAGAACGTATGATTAAGGCTGCACGAGCAAGGCAACAAGCTCAAGCATCGGGTGCTCAGGAGACATCCTCTATTCAAGGGGGCGTATCGTCACTCAGTTCTCAACAGGGGTCCGCAACAGGGTTCTCTACAATGCAGAGTGGCTTATCTGATAACATCGCTATGTTCCAACAGCAGTCTGTTGCAGCTGGTGCTAAGGCGGCTCAATATGGTGCGTTAGGTGGTTTATTTGGTGCCATCGGTTCTTTTGACTTTGGTGGTGGACAACAACGAGCAACAGTCCCTAACGTTAGCCAAGGTGTAGCTTAATTTAAGGTTTTTAATATGAATGATATGATCCCACCAGAAGACTTAGGTGCTCCTATAGATGAAGTTGTTAATGAGGAAGTAACTACAGACTTATCTATTGATGAGGAAGTATTAGGTACACAAACGCCAGAAGACAGTTTTGCTACTGCATCAGACAGAGACTTGCAAGATACATCCCTTATTTCTTGGGGTGAGGATTACATGGACCCTAAGTCAACTAAGAACAAAGCAATTGCTGATGATAACATGAGTATGCTGGGTATCATTGAGAGCTTCCGTAATACAGGTGTAGAGCCTGATATTAACAAGGTACAGGCAACTGCAGAGCAACAACAACAGATGTTTGATGACATGCTTGACAATCCTGACTTTGTTTATGAGCAGGTTGCAGCTATTATGGGTAAGGATGCCAACCCTACAGATGTACGTGCCGCTACTAACCTTGAGATTGCTCGACGTATTGTAGCTGACCTTCGTAAACGTGAGGAATCAGAGTCAACAGTTGGTGGCATTGTAGATGCTGTTGTTGACTTTGGGGCCATGATTTTACGTGAGTCTACTATAGGCATACCTGAGAACTTAGGCAGTCGCACTGAAACTAAGGGTGTAGAGATTGGCCTCAAGCGTTTCCAGATGTCTCCTAAAGAGTTTAAAGCATGGTTTAACGACTATGCCGAGTCTGTATACGAAGAGGGCTTAGGTTCTGGTAATGCGTGGCAGATTGACCAGCTTGAGGAAGAACTTGAAGGTATGGGCGTTGATCGCTTAGATACCTTCAAGGCAGTATTTGCTTTAGCGGATATTGTAGGTCTTAAGGGTGCAGCAGCTGCTACTAAAGGCATTACAAAATCAATTGCAAAAAGTCCATCACGTATCTCTGAGGCTATGATGACCAAGCGTACTAAGGTAGGTAAGGTTGCAGTTGTTGAAGGTGTTGAGACAGCCACTGAGAAAGGTGTGGCACGTGCTAAAGCAGGTGATGCTGAAGCTATCTCAGACACAGGGCCTGCCATCCGCAACCCATCAGGTACTGCATCTTCTCGTATGAATGCCACTGAAGGTGTTGCAGCTCGTGATGCACAGAAGAATGCTCTAGCTAAAGAGATTGACAAGCAAGCATCTAGTGGCACTCTAGCACGTGTTTTGAATGAAGATGAGATAGCCACAGCTAAGGCTAAGTTTGCAAACAACTTAGATGCTAAGTCTGCCAACCGTCTGCTTTACAATGATGTTGAGTTGACAGGTATGGGTAGGTTCTTCCATGTAGCACGTCTAGGTACAAATAACAACACACCCTTTAAAGCTAAGGGTGCTTCCTTATCACCCCCTAAGGCAGCTGAGAACATAGCTTCTCGTTTAAGGGACCAAGGTACACCTGCAGAGGTAGTACCAGTTGATATTAATGACTTATCTCAGGGTTACGTTGTTGAGTTGAAGCAAAACTTAAATATTGGTGATGCACTAGGTTCTGAGGTTGTTGACTTAACAATTGCTGACAAGATTTCAAGAGTTGGTATTGGTCGTGCTTTAGAAGCAGCTGGATTAGGCAAACTCGTGTCAAGTTCTGCTTCAAGAGATGTTGAGGCTATACAGGCATTAGGTGCTCGTGGAGAGGCGGCTAGTAAGGTAATTAAGAAGATTGTTGAGAACCACCTTAAACCTGTTAAGAAGTTGTCCTTTGTAGATAAAGAGACTATTAACCGTGTTATTACCAAGTATCGTGATGGTGAAGACGCAGCTAGACGTACTCGTTACTCAGACATTGAGTTTGATTATGAGTTTAAGCAGCTGTCTGGTAAGGATGCCACCCAAGCACACAGAGATGCCTACCATGCCATTTCTGACTTAGAAGACACTGCTTGGACTTTAAAAGCTAATGAAGTACTTATGCGTTATATCAACAAGGGTTTTAAAGGTGTCGAAGTTAATGATGGCATTATCTTACCGGGTAAACGTGTAAGTGACATTGATGGCATTGGTTCACAGGTAAAGATTGCTGACATTGATAGTGGCATTGATATTACTAAGGATCGTCTGGGCGTTAATGACGTTGTATTTAAACTAGACAAACCTTGGGTATCTAATGCAGGTGAACCGGTAGAGTATGTTACTAAGACTAAACGTGTGACTGAGCTTGAGCCTGAAGATGTATTTGGGTACAACCCCGGTGGTACTCGTATGGACCAAGATGCACCTTACTTTGCTGTAGCTGGTGCTGGTAATCGTTCTAAAGTATTATTCTCTGCTAGGACTGAGAAACAATTAGAAACTGGTATTGAGGAGATTACTAACCTATTAAAGGCTGGTGAAGACCTTACAGATGATATTGTTCAGGCCAATAACAAATGGCGACCTGAGTTAGAAACGGCCAAAGATTTTATGGCATGGCTCAAGGAAGCTAAGGTTGACCCTAAGACTAATAAGGTGTTCCCTAAGGAGCGTGACCAGAGTATTACATTAGATGATGGCGTTGTTACAGATGCAAGTCCGTCACTTGGTGGTAACTTTGGTGACTGGTTAGCTAATGACCTACGTAGGGAAGACCGTGTACTTGACCAGTTTGGTGGTGGTAAGGTCTTAAACACAGACCCTATGACATCTATAGTACGTCAGCTTGATGGTTTACTTCAAGAGCACTCTATGAGAGCTTATACATTACGTTCTCAGGTTGAGTGGGTTAAGACTGCACTACGCAAGGGTAAGGATGACTGGTTCCCAAATGAACTGGCGGGTTCAAAAGACTACTACCGTATGTTTATGAACGCCACACCTAAAGGTAATAGAGAGTTTGATATCCGTATGAAAGAACTTCAGGATACCTATAAAAGACGTATGGGTTACCAAGGCCCTGCCTCTAATTACATTGACAAGATTGGTAAGAAACTAGCGGAACATGTGTTAGACAAAACTGGCATTAACACACAAAATGCAAACCTTACTAACAAGATGATGGCGGTTGGTTTCCAAAGTGCCTTTGGTTTTCTAAATGTTGCTCAGCTCTTCTTACAAGCTTCACACGCAGCTACTATCATAGCAGCCTCACCAACGGCTGGGTTCAAAGGTTCTGGGTTAGCCCTCACAACAAGGGCACTTTTAGCCACAACTGATACAGAAGTGTATGCTGCTTTACGTAAGAATATTGCTAAAACTTATGGCATAACAGAAGATCAGCTTGAAGAACTACTTGAACTTCAACGCTCCTCTGGTCGTGCTGATGTTGATGGTGATATTCTTGAGAATGGTACAGGTACTGGTATTGGGTGGTCTAAGTTTAATGGCGAAAGTAGACTACCTTCCTCAATGCGTAAGGCACTTAACGCTGCAAGTGAGACTACTGCTAAGGGACTAGATGCTGGTCTTGTGTTCTTCAACATGGGTGAACGTATGGCAGCTCGTACTTCTCTATATACAGCCGCACTAGAGTATATGAAGAAAAACCCTAGAGCAAGTATCTTATCAGAGGAAGCTCGTAATGCTATTGCTAAGCGTGACCAAGACTTGTCATTTGCTATGACAAACCACGCTAGGTCAGCTGTACAGTCAGGCTTAATGAAAGTACCTACACAGTGGCTATCACATTCAATGAGGTCTATGGAAACAGTCTTCATTGGACGTGGGTTTACAGTAGCTGAACGTGCTAGAATGGCAGTTGCTATGGGTCCTATGCTAGGCTTAAACGGTTTAGGTATGACTTGGGCAGCTGACAACCTTAATGAGTACTTTGGTGACGTGATCCCTGAGGATAGCGCATTCTACACTACTTTAAAGTGGGGTGTCTATGATGGCGTTATGGATGCACTACTGCCTGAGGGCGAGGGTGAAGGTCGAGTTGGCATTGGCTTCTCTAGTCGAATGGCTCCTGTTAGTGCCTTTACAGACTTGTATGATAAGGTATTTGGCGACCAGACAAACGTAGCAAGTGCTATTGCAGGTCCATCAGGTGAAATAACCCAGTCACTTGTTGAAGCTGTGTTTGGTGCATTGGGTAGCTTACAGGCAGGTCAACCTGTATCACTGACAGAAGACTTAATCAAGGTCTTAAGACAACCATCTGCATTAGATAGTTTTGCTAAGGCTGCAGGTATTATAACTGATGGCACTTACAGAAGTAAGAATGGCGTTGAAATACCGGGTAAGATGAACTCAACAGAGGCTGTCTTACAGTTGCTGGGTGTTGGTTCACTTAAGCAGCAAGAGTGGTATGACCTACGTACTCAGATGTTCCGTGTTACTAAGCAACAGATAGCCTTTAGAAAAGAACTAAAGTCTAAGATCGGTAAGGCACATGAATTGCTTTATGGTTCTGATGCCGATATGGAAAGTATTAAGAAAGGTACTCAGCTGATTAAAGAGTTACAAGCAACAATTCAGTACAGTAACTTCCCACCCGATGTACAACGTTCATTAAGGAAGAGTGTGTTCAACGGCCTAACGGAAGATTTCCCTAAGATGCAAGATTTCTTAGTTAGACAAGAACGTATGCAAGACCTAAGACGTATTGAGTCTGTCATGGGTCGATAATATAACCAAGGA